CGGCATTAAACCAAGTTACTGTCATAAAGTTTTTAAGCAAAAATTCTTCCAGTTTTGCTGCTAATGTGGTCTTACCTGCTCCGGGTAACCCCATTATCAATATTCGGTTTGCTGTCATAAATATATTTATAAGTTACTTAAAAGCGTAAATAATAATATGATTACTGTAATCACAAACGTAATATATAAGAAATGAGAGATCTATTATCCATTGTTGAAGCCGCAGAATCGGCAAATACACTAATAAACGAAAAACTACCTTACGGTATAAAAGATTTAGAACCCGTAATGAGCAAGGATACATTAAATTACCATCATGGAAAATTAGCACAAAGTTATGCTGATAGATTTAACAAGGATGAAGGTGATTCTGATTTTAACCTAGCAGGAAATTATCTACATAATTTATTTTTTCCACAATTACAAGCACCAACGGGCGGAAATAAACCCCATGGCATTAGTCTTGAATTAATTAATAAAAAATATAAATCATTTAGTGAATTTCAAGATCAAATACTAAAAAATGCTATGAGCATTCAAGGCAGTGGGTGGATTTATATGAGCCAAAATGGCGATATAAAAATTATTAAAAATCACCAAATTAAAAAAGATATTGCGCTATTAATTGATTGGTGGGAACACGCTTGGGCATTAGATTATCAAAGCGATAAAAAGTCATATTTAGAAAATATATGGCGTATTATTAATTGGGATATTGTGAATACAAGGTTATAAAATCATTGACATTTTAAAAACATTCATGTATAATTAACGCTTACAGGAGATATACATGGGCAAAGCATTTGGCGCACCTGAACAGGCCAAAATTAAACAAATCGTTGCAGAAGGCATGACTGTCATGCAGGAGATTCAAGACCTTACAGAAGGACTAAACGAAACAATTAAAGCAGTAGCAGAAGAACTAGAAGTCAAGCCTAGTGTTATTAAAAAAGCAATTAAAATTGCACAAAAAGATACATGGGATCAAGTGTTCCGTGAATTTGACGATCTCGAAACTATTGTTGATATTAGTGGACATAGCTTCCGTAAGGAAGAATAATGAATGAAATATTCAGCGGAACATTCAATTGGATCCGAGAAGATTACAAAAGCAATCAATTTCGTTTTTGTCTTGAGGTCCTTGCTTGGGCTATATCTATTGGCTGTGCTATCACTATGGCCTCAACCGTGCCTACTCCTCCCCTTATCATCTTGTACCCAATCTGGATTACAGGTTGTGCTATATACGCTTGGTGTGCTTATAGTAGGCGTTCCTTTGGTATGCTTGCTAATTATATCTTGCTTACTACCATCGATTCGATCGGATTAGGTAGAATGCTCGTTGGTTCGTAATAAATACGTAAGAGTAAAGTTTGATCAGCTACAAATGATCACAAAGAAGGTTGCCGGCCATAAGCGGTAGGAGAAGCAAATGAGTTATATAGATGCGATGTGGAATCGCGAAAAAGACATTATCTATGTTGTCGAACGAGATCCTAAAAAAGGCAGGATCTTTCAAGAATACCCAGCAAAATATATTTTTTACTATCCTGACCAAAAAGGAAAGTATAAATCGATCTATGGAAATTCTTTAAACAAAGTAACGGCTAAAAGCTATAAAGAGTTTATAAAAGAAAAGAAAATCCACAGTGGACACACTCTTTTCGAAAGCGACATAAACCCTATCTTCCGTTGTTTAGAAGACAATTATATAGGTAACGAATCTCCAAAACTTAATGTAGCATTTTGGGACATTGAGGTTGACTTTGATCCAGAACGTGGATATGCTAGTCCAGACGATGCGTTCATGCCAATTACTGCTATTGCTATTCACTTACAATGGTTAGATACACTAGTATGTCTCGCTGTTCCACCTAAAGCACTTACTATTGCACAGGCCGAAGAACAAGTTAAGGACTTTCCAAATACTCATCTGTTTGAAACAGAAGCAGAAATGTTAGAAATGTTTTTAGACCTCATTCAAGATGCAGATGTAATAAGTGGATGGAACAGTGAGGGATTTGACTTACCATATACAGTTAATAGAATTACTAAAGTACTAAGTAAGGAAGATACTCGAAGATTATGTCTTTGGGACCAAATGCCTAAAAAAAGAGAATATGAAAAATATGGAAAAGCGGCCACTACTTACGATTTAATAGGCCGTGTGCATTTAGACAGTCTTGAACTATACAGGAAATATACTTACGAAGAGAGACATTCTTATAGATTGGATGCTATCGGTGAGATGGAGATAGGAGAATCAAAAACTGTATATGAAGGTACCCTTGATCAACTATACAATAACGATTTTAAGAAATTTATTGAATACAATAGGCAAGATTGTGCATTGTTAAATAAACTAGATAAAAAATTAAAATTCTTAGAACTTGCAAATACGGTGGCACATGAATGCACAGTGTTACTCCAAACTACTATGGGAGCAGTTGCTGTTACAGAACAGGCAATTGTAAACGAAGCTCACCACCGTGGACTAATTGTTCCAAGTCGAGCCCTTAGAGATGAAGATGCAAATAATCAGGCTGCTGGTGCTTATGTAGCATACCCTAAAAAAGGACTACACGACTGGATAGGATCGATGGATATTAATTCATTATATCCAAGTGCAATTCGTGCTTTGAATATGGGCCCAGAAACTATTGTTGGTCAACTGCGACAGAATCGAACAGAACAATTTATTCAAGAACAAATGTTAGTGCATAAAAAAACATTTGCATCTTCATGGGAAGGAATGTTTGGTAGTTTAGAATACGAAGCAGTAATGAGACAAGATAAAGCATATGAAATTATCATCGATTGGGAAAATGGTGATAATAATGTGTTAAGTGCGGCTGAAGTATATCGACTAATATTTGAAAGTAATCAACCTTGGGTTTTAAGTGCTAATGGTACAATCTTCACTTATGAAAACGAAGGTATCATTCCCGGACTGTTAAAACGTTGGTATGCTGAGAGAAAAGATATGCAGAAAAAACTTAAAACTGCAATCGATGCAGGGAATAAAATTGAAGAAGAATATTGGGATAAGCGACAATTAGTTAAAAAAATTAACTTAAACAGTTTATATGGTGCGATCCTAAATCCAGGTTGCAGATTCTTTGATAAGCGTATTGGTCAATCTACTACACTAACAGGTCGTGCTATTGCTCGTCATATGGCAGGTAAAGTTAATGAAATGATTACCGGCGAATTTGATCACATTGGTAAAAGTATTATTTACGGTGATACTGACTCCTGTTATTTTTCAGCCTACAATACATTAAAAATTGATATCCAAAAGAAATTAATTCCCTGGGATAAAGAAATTGTCATTCAATTGTATAATACCATTGCTGATAATGTTAATGCTACATTTCCGCAGTTTATGTTAGATGCATTCCATTGCCCCAAATCTCGTGGAGATGTTATTCGTGCAGGTAGAGAGTTTGTTGCAATTAAAGGCATTTACATGACTAAAAAGCGATATGCTATTCTTTACTACGACAAAGAAAATAAACGACAGGATATCGATGGTAAGCCTGGTAAAATTAAGGCCATGGGACTGGATCTAAAGCGTAGTGATACTCCGGAATATATGCAGAAGTTCCTAGAAGAAATTTTAACCAAAGTGCTTAATAACGCCCAGGAAACAGAAATATTAGAAAGAATAAGTGAATTTCGAACTGAGTTTAAAACTCGACCAGGTTGGGAAAAAGGTAGTCCTAAACGTGCCAATAACATTGCCGACTATCAAGCACAGGAAGAAAAAAAGGGCAAGGCTAATATGCCGGGACATGTACGTGCTAGTATAAATTGGAATACTCTCAAGCGCATGAATAGTGACAAGTATAGTCAGCAAATTGTTGACGGAATGAAAGTCATTGTTTGCAAACTGAAAGATAATCCTTTGGGATTTACTAGCGTAGCGTATCCGGTTGATGAGTTACGTCTACCTAAATGGTTCCAAGATCTACCATTTGATCATATCGAAATGGAAACAACAATTATCAATAATAAACTCGATAACTTAATCGGAGTTCTAGAATGGGATCTAGAATCTACTACACAAGATAATACATTTGGTAAATTATTCAGTTTTGATTAAAATATTTGTTGACTTCTATTCTAAATCTAAATATACTATATAAAAGGACATTACATGCAAGACTTATTAAAAGACATTGTGAGTCATACTCACAACCTGGGTTTTCTAAACACTGTAAAAATTACAGGTACTGACAAAACTACAAAAATTGATTCAATGGCTGACGATCGTACCGTAGTTATGTTTGGGGAAACAACAAATCCACAACCAGAAATGATTGGCATATTTGGTATGCCGCAGTTAAACAAATTAAAATATAATCTAGAGTGTCCTGAATATAAAGAAGATGCATCGATAGAATTAATGACTGCCGAAAAAGATGGTGAGACTATTCCTGTTGGAATACATTTTGAAAATAAAGCAGGTGACTTTAAAAACGATTATCGTTTTATGAATACAGCAATCATTAACGAAAAAATTAAATCAACTACTTTCCGTGGAGTTAAATGGGATGTTACAATTACTCCTACAATAAGTTCTGTACAAAGATTTAACTTCCAAGCTAATGCAAATGCCGAACATACTACGTTTCTAGCAAAAACTGAGGGTGATAAATTAAAGTTTATATTTGGTGATATTAGTAGTCACGGTGGTGAGTTTGTTTTTGCTACCGGTATAGTCGGAACATTGAACAAAGCATGGGCTTGGCCAGTTGGTCCTGTATTAAGCATATTAAAAATTGCCGATGTTAATAATACTACAATGCAATTATCCAATGACGGTGCATTACAAATTTCGTTAGACAGTGGTATTGCTACTTACAAGTATATTATTCCTGCGTTAACATAATCCAATGACAATTACTGTTAATTTAACTCCATTACAAAAAGATTATGCAATTTTTTTGCCAGCTATTAGTAGTTTTTATAGTACATATATCGCTAAACAACGATTAGAGAAATTCATCCCAGATGATCGTATCCCTAAAGGATTTGATCGAGGTATCGAAGGTATGAACTTTTTAAATCCAGAAAAAGGGTACTTTACCTACAAATATGGTTTATACTCTGCAGGTCACGCACAACTAGATTTGCAAAAAAGTATGGTACAAGAGAGTATGATACAAGATCGAGATCGTAACAATACGATGATTTTAGGTGACTCAGGTGGTTATCAAATCGGTAAAGGTGTTCTTAAATTTGATTGGTTAGACTTTGAGGGTAAAGAAGCTACTAAAACTCGACAAAAGATTCTTGAGTGGTTAGAAGTTACTGCTGACTGGTCAATGATGCTAGATGTTCCAACTTGGGCATGTGACCACATACATTCTCCTAAAACGGGATTAAAAACTTTTGAAGATTGTTTAGATAAAACTTGTTTCAATAATGACTATTTCTTAATGAATAGATTAGGTCAAACTAAATGGCTTAATGTGTTGCAAGGTAGTGATTGGGATACTGCTGAACAATGGTATCAAGGTGTGAAAAAATTTAGTGACCCTGTAGGCAAATATGCAGGTCGTGAAGCAGAAGGTTGGGCCTTTGGTGGTGCTAATATGTGCAAAATGGATATTGCTCTTAAGCGTCTTATGACGCTTAGAGAAGATGGTTTGCTGAAGGGCAAAAACTGGATCCACTTTCTGGGTACAGCACAACTTGACTGGAGTTGTTACTTAACTTTAATCCAACGACAAATTAGGAAACATATTAATGAAGAGCTTACCATATCTTTTGACTGCGCCTCACCGTTTATCGCAACAGCACACGGTCTTGTCTACACCAACGCCGTCCACACACCGAAAAGGTGGAGTGTTATTATGGACAAAGCCCCAGATAACAAGTCCCTTGCAGGAAGCAACATTCCATTCCCCTTTGAATCAGAAATTGGTAGAAGGTTAACAATGGAAGATATTGCCTATTACAATTTAGGCGAGCGCATGACTGATGCAGAGTTAGGAGTAGACGCTGACGGAGAACAAATTGAGTTTAAACACGTAAATCCCAAACATTACAATATTGTTCCTAAACTTAACAAGTTAGGTAGAATTCCAAACAAAACAAGTTGGGATAGTTTTGCCTATGCTCTTATGATGGGGCATAATGTATATTGCCACATTGTTGCAGTACAACGTGCTCAACAATTAATGGACATTGAAATTGCTAAGACTAAATCTAAGCTATCGTGGAAACATTGGAAGAAAGTTAAGTCGCAAGATATGAGCGATGAGTACAGTGATTGGGTTCCACGCAACATCCTATACTTTAGCAGTTTTATTGAAGACTTGTTTAATACTATTACTAAAGATGAAGCATTTGCCATGATAGATCAAGCAGGCCCATTCTTACGTAGTCTAGAAGGTTCTCGTTTACAAGGTGGACCAAAGCAAAACGAATTTAGAAATTTATTCTCGTTTGATGAAGTAACAAGTTCGGATGAAATTGATTTAGAAAACCCAGATGACGACAAACTAAGAGAACTTGAAGAAAGGATTAGAGAAGTAAAATAACCTTGGAGAATGTTGACAAGTGTTATTTTTTTTGCTATAATAATATCATGAAACGAAATTATACAACAGGTACAGCTGAAAACGTTCAATTCTTTACAGGAGTAGAAATTGAACATACACCGGCATACGGAATGAAAACATTATTTGTAGTAGGTATTCAAACTACTGAACTAATTGCATCAAATCTCAAGGGAGCAGAACATATCTTTTTTGGTGCAAATCATAGTTTTAATCCGCAAACCCCAAAAGAATGGGATATTTGGCAAAATATGATTCAATTCTTTTTGGATAAGGAGTATCTATGTAGTTTGGATATTCCGTTAAGTGCAGTTGAAGAATTTAACGATGGCGGTCTAAATGAAAGTAATAATTTCATTCCGCAGATTCGTGTTCCAATTCCTTACATTAAATTGTGGAATTATAACACAATGATTAAAATTGACGACAAAGATTTTAAAGCAACAAATCCGGGTGTATGGTCACATAGCCTACATAAATTAATGAACCGTGATAAT